CATAGAGGACCGAGCCGCCGTTGTCGAAAAACGCCCGGGCGGCGTAGGCCAGATAGCTCTCATTGATGTAGGAGCCGAAACGGTTGATGAACTGCTCCCAGCTCGTCACCAGCACGGGCTTGTTGATGGGGCCTTTCTCGGCCACCCCGACCATGGCGGCCGACGAGGTCGAGATCTGCTTCACATAGAAACTGAAATCCGTTTCCCGGGTGTAAATCCCGGGCGATAGATAGGTCGGCATGGTTATTTCCTCCGCTTGCTGGTGGTCTTGGCCTCATCGGTTCCGGCGTCCTCGGTCGCAGTAGGCGTTTCCGGTTCCGGTGCCGCGCCGCCGGTCAGGTCGGTGATGCGCACCAGGCCGCGTTTTCCGGCGGTCTTGATCTCGGCTGAGAGATCCTTGCGGGCGATGCTCTTGCGTTCTCGCGGCCCGAGGTGGAGGGTTCCCTGGCCGGAGAGGTTGAACGTCAGGGGTTGGAACTGCAGGTTTCTGATCTCGATCACGGTTGTTCTCCTTTACGGTTGAATGGTTCGTTGCTCTGTCACGTCGCCGTGAAACTGGAAGGTCCGATCCCGGATCAGCCGACCGTCTCGCAGGTCGCCGTCGTACACCGGGCAGGATTCGATGCGGATGCGTCCGGAGCTCTGCCGGAGGTTGGAGAGATTCACCCGGGCCAGGCCGCCCAGAGGAACCAGTTCCGTGAGGTTCAGGCTGCCCTGGTCGGCGATGACGACCACCGGGTGGAGCTGGATAAACCGCGACACCGACTCGTGAAACTCCAGCAGCTCAGACTCCCTGCCCACGGTCACCACCAGGTCGAAATCGAGGTGATAGAGCCGGGGGAAACGACACTCCTCGAAACTCAGATCCGCGACATTCTTCTCGAACAGGCGGCTCTGGCTGCGGCGAAAGCGGTCTTCCGTCAGCTTCGGCCCCTGGAGGATGACGCTGGGGGTGCGCTGGACCTCGAACAGGTCATCCGGGAACACCAGCACGGTGTCCGGGTGGATGGCCTGCTTGGCCAGGCGGATCAGGGTTTCTGTGACGGTCTGTATCGTGCTCAAAGGACGCCTCCGTTTTCTGCCTGGTTACTTACCGGAAGCGCTGGCGATGTGTCGGAGGCTCAAAGCGCGGAGCGGATCGCCTCGCGATAGTTCTGGAGGATCTGCTCGCGGTACTTCTCCATCACCGGATGCAGAAAGGGTCTGGCGGGGATGATGATGGTCGCGCCGTTCGGATGTTTGATGGTGGCCCCGTACTCCATGACGGCACCGATGTTCACCATGTCTTCCCCGTCCTTGTTGACGGTGCCGCGCAGCAGGCCGACGAACGCCTTGTCGGCCATGATCTTCTGGGTGATGGCGTTGACGAGAAAGCCGGTGTCGATGAGTGCCTTGCTGGAACCTTTGCGCTCGATGGTGCTCTCGGCGAGTTTCACGAAGGCCTGTCCGCCCGGGGCCTGGGAGCGAATCCCCCGCTGGATCTCGCGCACCAGAAAAAGAGCGTTGCGGATCGTGGCCTGACGCAGGGCCGTGGCCAGGCGTGGCCCCATGCCGGAGGTCAGCTTGGCGCGGGCCTTGTCCCAGTCACCGGTCCGCCTAACGCCCATTGAGTTTCACCAGTTGCAGGTTTTTGTGGGTGACGGTGCCGAAGAAGTGTTCTCCTCCCACACTCTGTATGCGATAGGTTTCCCTGTCGGTGGCCAGGCGGTCTTCACCCTGGACGTCGGCATCCGGAAGGACACAGGCTAGCGCGTCGATCTTGCCGCTCAGCTCCTCCGGCGGGGTTTCGTTCAGTTCGAGGGGGATGACAGAGATTTCCGCGTATTCGGCATCGTCGGTACCGTAGAGCCGCTCGCCGGGAACCACGCGCAGGACGCGTGCGGTCTGGCCTGAGGAGAGGATCAGCCGGGCGACGTCGGCCACGGCTTCTGCGCGTTCCCAGTCATTCAACAACATCGAGGTCGATTCCTTGTTCGTAGATGACCGGCGTGAGGCCGCCCGGAGTCAGGATGTAGGCTTCCTGGTCGAACTGGGTGGCCGGGCGCAACTCGGTGAGCCGCTGGCGGTAGTCGGCGAGCAGATCGGCCTCGAGCTTGGCCCAATGGCCAGGCTGGCCGGTTTTGTCCACCCGCTTGTCGCCGCTGGAAAAAGAAAAGGCGTTGGCGGTGGCCGACCGCATGACCTGGCAGGCGTGGATCTGTGCCATGATCACCAAGAGCTCCCGAACCTCTCCGGAGGGATCGGGGATGATCTCTCCGGCCGTTACCGTCAGCGTTTGGTCAAGATCGCGGCCGACTCGAAAAACGGCCTTCCGGACGCATCTATCCAGAGTCTGGTCCTCGAAGAGAGATGCGCCCGGATCGGAAAGATCGAGCCGCAGGTCGGCGATCAGATCACTCAGCAGCACCTTGCATGCCCTCCAGACGGCTCTTGAGCGCGTCGATCACCGTGCGGCGTTTTTCGGTTTCCATGTAGCCCTTGAGGGTCTCGGGATTGGCCTCCTCGTTGACCTTGGAGATGGCGTCGGTGGCGGAGAGCTTACTCAGGTCCACCGGTTCCGCGTCCTGGTCGGGCTCGGGACTCACGACAGGTTCCTGCTTCGGTTTGTCGGCCATGGCCAGGCGTCCGTTTTTCAGGGCAGACTGGATTTGTTTGGTAAAGTGTTCCACCTCGACGACCTGTCCGGGCTTGAGTTTCAGCCCGGCATCAGGAATGACTAGGATACCGGGCCGGATGTTCTTGATTCGATTCATAACGCATCACCTCCTGGGTTACGGAACCAGTTTGATTTTGGCCATGACGTCGGGGCGGGTAATCCCCTGGCCGATCTCGGACCACACCAGCCAACCGGTTTTGAAGCGGGTCTTCTGGTCGATGGATTCCGTCTTCAGGTTCTCGCGAACCGGCAACTTTCCGACCTCTTCATCCGGGACGATGATGATCTCGTCCAGCGGCATGGAGGCGGTCAGCAGAATGCCGCCGGTGCCGTAGTTCTTGATGACACCCTTCTGGCGCAGCTCGAGCTTGGTCTGGGGATCGAGGTTCCAGCCGCGCATGTCGTTGAACCGGCGGCCGCGCATGACGATGTACTTCACCGACAACTCCAGGTCCTCGATGATCGAGATGGCCTCGTTCAGCGCCTCCTCGGTGAGCACGTCACCGGTGACCTCGATGATGTTGGACGCCGGGATGGCCGAGGACAGCACCGAGATGGTGCGGCGGTCCATCTCCTTGCGGATGGCGTCGGCGGCGCTGGTCTGGATGTCCATCAGTGTGCCGATGTTGCCATTCTTGAGGACGGAAACATCCACCATCGGATTGGAGTGGATGCGGTTGGTGGGGAACTCGACCTCATCCTTGCCCACCTCCTGCTCCTGGGCATCGCCATCCTTGCTGATCCAGTGGGCCTTGACGGTCGGTTTCTTCTGGTAGACCGGGCGTTCACCCTTGGGCAGCGTGTGCTTGGTGAGCAGCAGCGAGGAGATCTCCTTACGCTTGATTTCCTGTTCGATAGGCGCGGCAATGGCGGCGGCCAATGCCCGCATACCTTCGGGCGACTCGAGAGCCTCGCTCATGAGCCGCGCCATGGTTTCCATGTATTCCTGGGAATGAATCTTCAACTGATTGGTTTTCATGTGCGTTGGCTCCTTGGTTTAGACGAACAGACGGAATTTGAGAACGCCGCTCTGTACGGAGATGGCGTGGGCAACCAGGCGTTCTCCAGCTGCGATGCCGTTGGTCAGTCGGCCGTTGGCGGAGACTTTCAGGTCATCCCCGGCGGCGATAGTCCCTTCGAAGACGTCGGTCTCGTAAACGCCGCCGTCGCAGTAGATGCCGGGCATCTCGCCACCGGCGTAGTCCTTGATCAGGATGCCGAATGAGCGCTTGGTGGGATCGGTGTTGACGGCGAACAGGTCGTTGCCGACTACGCGGACCATCTGACCGAGCTGCCCGTCGCCCTGGATGTGGCCATCGCCGTAGGCGAGGCTGCGGTGACACGGATTAATGAATGACATGGTGTTTCCTCCTTATGCGTTGTGTTCCGAGTGTTCGGGAGAGTCCTCGCCGACACGGTTGCGGTAAGCGGCCATGAACCCGTCGCGCAGACGATCCTCGAGCGACACCTTGCGGTCATCCACATCGTGGGGACGGACACCAGCGTCGCTGCGCAGCGGTTGTTCCGTCGATGCTTTGGCGGCGGGCTTGTCTCCCGGGTCGCTGGCGGCGAGTTTCTCCTCCTTGGCCGATTTGGGCAGGCGCTCGTAGGCCGCCTCGGTGGCGGTGAAGGCTTCGTCGGAAAGTTCCGCCAGGCGTTTGAGTTCGGCGTCACGGTGCGCCTCGGAGGCAAAGGAGAGTCCTTGCTTCTCCAGACGGGTCAGGAGCTTCTTCGCCCGGGAACGGCAGGCTGCGGCTTTTTGCTCAGCCTCCAGTTCCTGGACGCGTTTCTGCAACTCGGCCACCTGGGCCTTGAGCTGCCGGTTTTCCTTTTCCAGGTCGGAAACACGGGCCGGGTCGGTCTCTTGCTGAGCCGGTTTTTTCTTGGCCGCATCTGATTCAGTCTTAGCGGCCGGGTCATCGTTGGGTTTGTTTTTGTCTTCCATCGTGGAATCTCCTTCGGGTTGGGATTGGTCAGGTTGGTTCTGAATCGATGCCACCTGTAGAATTCTGGCGTTCTCGTCCGCACCCTTGCGGTCGAGCAGGCCCAGTCCGGTGAAAGTGACGCCCTGCAGAATTTCGAAGACTGCTTGGCCGTTGAAATCACGCCCCTTGAACTTGCGCAGGTGCGTGCAGTAGTCGGCCTTGTTTTGGAAGCGCTTGTGGCAGACCGAGCATTCGCCTTCCTGGTAGTCACATTCCATGGAAACCTGGGAGATGATCCCGCGCTTCATCAGTTTGTAGGCGAGTCGAGCCGCCGGGGTGTCGTGGACATACAGCTCACCGACGCATTCCACCCGGCCGCCGTTGTCGTCTTCCAGATAATCGGCGGCGACGACACCACCCACGATATCGTTGAACTCCTGAGAGTGCTGCAGATCGACCTTCTTGTTCACGGCTGTCATGTGCCGTCCGGAGAGTTCATCGGCAGTGAAGTGATCGCCGTTTTTGTTGGTGCCGGTGCGGCAGAGCACGAAACTGAACTGGGGGTCGCCCGGTGCCCCGACATCCATAGCCTCGGCGCTCAAGCGTTCCGCCTCACCCAAGCGAATGTCCACGGGAATACTGGTGTGGAAGTTCGCGGCAGCGGCCAGCGGCACCGGTTTCATCTCTTGCTCCGCTTTGGCTGTTGAGCCGGGGATGCAGACGAACAGTCGTTCCTTGGCGTTCGAGGCATCTCCGTGCCGGGAGGTGATGGCGTAATGGTGATCTTTCGATTTCATCTGGCTTTGCTTGCCGAATGAACCGATGATTTTCTTCATCTCCTGCTCATTCGGATAAGCGTGATCGCGGTAGGAGATCAGCCAGTGTCGGATGTGCTTGGCATTGCCGAGAAAGGTCTGGAAAAACTCGCTGGCATTACCCTTGGTGACCGTCTTGTGGTCGGTCTCGTAATACTTGACCTTGGTGTCGGCCTTGATCTCGAGGCCGTCCCAATAGGTCATGAGCCCCTCCACGAAGTGGTAGGCTCGCTCGTAATTGGTGGTGGAAAATTCGGTGGCGTAGGGCGGGTCGAAATAGGCCAGATCCGCCTTGGCCTTGGGCAGCAGGGCGTTGATGTCGTGACGGTGAGCCTTGTTCTCCTTGCCGTTGTCAAAGACCAGTGCGTTGATGCGTTGCAGGTTCTTGCGCAGACGGTCTTTGAATTCCTCGGGCGTGTCCTTGCGTCGACCGTAGTCGGTCGAGGATGAAAAATGCCCGAAACCACCTTTGCCGCTCATGCAGGTCTTGCCCAGGCCAAACAGGGCGATGTCCTTTTTGATGCCGGAGAGTTTGTCGCAGTTGGCGCGGATCGTATCGATCAGCGCATGGACGCCCTTGGCAAAAAAGATCCCCTTGAAATTGTCCTGAACGAAGCTGCCAGCCTTGGCGTTGTCGGCCAGGAGCGCCTCGATTTCGTCCTCGCTCAGGCGAACCGAGTTGTTCTCGATAATCGCCTTGGCGGCGTGGTGGCAGTAGCGCAGCCGGTCGTTGGCGATGACCTGGAGGCCCTTGGTCTTGTACATGTAGGCCACGACCGCAGACCCCGAGAAGGCGTCGAGCACGGTGCCAACGCCCTCGGGGGTATGCTTCCAGATCCAGTCGACGAGTTTCTGCTTACTACCGATGTAGTTGGTGATGTACTTGGGGCGCTTCTCGGGAGGAAGCTCTTCAGGAGCTGGCTGTTCGGCGGCCTCCGTCCCGAGTTCGTCAGGATCGCAGGTCAGCGCCGCATCGGCCTCCAGTAGAAACGCCAGCCTTTCCAGGTCTGTGGCGAACAGTTCCATCAACGTCTCCGGTTGGTTTGCTGGGCTCTCCGCGATCTGCGGGGAGCGTTCAGCGGTTACTTACCGGAAGCGTTGGCGATGTGTCGGAGGGTAACGGCGAATTTCAGCGGGCGTGGTTCAGCCGGGCCAGAACGGCTTTGCCGCAGGCGTCGATGGAGGGATATTCGTCGATCTCGGTGATCTCGGAAAAGACCCCGTCATAGGGAGAGCGGGACAGCTGGTGGTATTCGAGAAAATCCACCGGAAGCGAGGTGACTCCGGCCTCGACCAGACGGTTCACCACCCAGACTGCCTCGTCCCGGCGGTCGACCAGCCCATCCGGTCCCCGGTCGAGGTAATACATCTCCACATCCAGGCCGGGACCCGGCCCCTGAACCCAGACGCCAACGGGCACATATTCTGGAACGGAGGCTCGCCGGTCGACCAATATCGAGTCGATCATGTAGCGCAGTTTCATGACCAATCCTCCGCAATTCTGAGATGCTCGGCCAAAAGCTGGTCGTCAATCCGGCGGAATCTCTCGGCGTTTTTCTGCCGGTAGGCGATCCATCTTTGCCAGTCCGCCGCGAGTTCGGGTTCGGAAACGGGCTCGATCATTTCGACATGGTGAACCCGGCCCAGGTCGTCGGTCATATCGACAATCAGCCAGGCTTCGATCTCCTTGCCGTCATATTCGGCCGTCAGTGTGTCTTCGACCCGGACATCGACCACCTTGATGGTGTGGGCGTGCTGAAATCCCTCGTCGTAGCCCAGCGCCTTCCACAACAGCCAGAAATCGGTGCGCAGATGGTTGCCAGCGGCGTCGAAATGGGGGGCAATCCGGGTCACGGTGTAACCGTCCACCAGTGTGTTCAAAAAGACATCCCCGGATTCTCTGACGGTCATGCGGCTCCCCCGGCTGTTAAACCAGTGCAGCGCTTCCTGCAGCCGCCGTTTCTCCTGTTCGATAAAATCCTTCATGGTCATTGTTTGCGTTTGCTCCAGCTTTGCGGGGTATGGACGATGTCCTCCACCTTGCGCCCGTCGGGTAGTTTCTTGATGCCGCGCCGGGTGAAACTCTGAATGATCTCCCGGCGTTCGTTCTCACTTCTGCTCACGATGAACTCGATGTTGTCCAGCAGCGTCACCGAGTATTTGAAGATGGTCTCGTTGCCGTGGCGCTGCGAGAACCGCTTCCAGTCGTCGATGCTGGCCCCCCGGTTGCGCTGCACGTAGTCGTCGATCACCTTGCCGTAGGCGTCATGGTCGTAGCTGATGGCGTCCATGCGCCGCAGCATCTGTTTCTTGAAGTAGAGCGCCGGTGAAGCATCGCTGGCCGGTTGCTTCTTGATCCGGGTGAAAAAGTAGCTCGCGCCGCCGGTCTGCATGTCGGCCACCGGGGACATTCCACCCGGAGCCACACCCATGCGCATCTTCTCGACCGTGCTGACCATGGCTCCGTTGTTCTCCATGATCGAGTCGATGAAGCCGGACATGCTCTCGCCGTTGGTCAAGTCGTGGACCAGCGAATAGCCTTTCATCTGTTTTTCAAGATCTTCCTCGGTGATATCGAATCGGAACTGGTGCCGGTACCCGCCCTTGGCGTCGCGGTCCAGAAAACCTGCCTGGTATTCGCCCAGCGGGTTGTATCCGGAAAGCTGGGTTATGTCCTGGACGCCAAATTCCTTTTGCCAATAGCCGCGCAGGGCCTGGACCCGCTCGGGGGTGGTGGCGTTGCGGTCGTCGAGAGATTTCTGCAGCCGCTTGTAGTCGGCGCTCTTGTCGGTCTTGCGGATGTAGGCGAGCTTCTCCAGGTACATCTGTTCGGCGTTTTCCGCCGTGGCCACCCGGGTATCGATCCCGAGCTGTTCGAGTTTTTCCAACATGGCCTCGACCCGTCTGGGGGTGGTGTCGCCGTCCAGGATCATTTCCAGCTCGCCTCGCTGAGCGTAAAGGTTGGTGTCAGTCCAAGGCCGATAGCGGACCCGGGTGCCGTCCTCGAAGGTGACGGTGTACTGGTGCCCGTCCTGCATGCGGGAGTTGTGATTGAACAGCGTCCGGTTGTCGACGTCGTCGGCCTCGACGCTGATGGTGCCGGAACCGATCCTGCGCTTGGTATGGGTCACCTTGCCGCGTTCCACCCTGAACGGCGGTTTCTCCTTGGGTTTCTGCGCATCGAGCTTGGGCAGATACTGCTCGAAAATGCCGTTGGTGGCCCGGTCCCAATCGACGGACTCCTCGATCTCCTTGACCCATTTCAGGTAGTGGTCCGCCATCTCCTTGACCTTGGGGTCGGCGCTCTTTTGCAGGGCTTCCAGTTTCTTGCGCAGGCGCAGGGCCTTGTCGATCTTGGTCCGGTTGTACTTGCCGTCGCCCACGTGGAAATTGACGTTCTTGACGGCGTCCAGAACGGTCTCGAAGAAGCTGTCTTCGTTTAGCGGTTGCCCCTTTTCTCCGGCGGTGGTCTGCACGTACTTGCGCAGCAGATCGTCGATACGGCGGTCGGTGTCCGGCCGGATCTTCATCTTGATCGCGGTGCGCTTCTTCCCCTTGAAGGTCTCGGTGAAGATCAGCGCGTTCTGATCTTCCACGTCGCCGCTGTCGAAGGGCAATGTTTTGCCTTGCCAGCCGAGTTTGCGGGCTTCCTCAACCAGGGTTTCCTCGGCGGAGGAGAGCAGCTTTTTCTTGCCGGTGGCGGCCGTCAGCTTGTCGAAACGGAATCCACGATCCCCCAGCACATCGGCGTAATAAGCCTCGAAGTCCCGCCGGAGATTGTGCTTTCGTTCCAGGGCCAGATCGTAAAAATGCCTCAGCCCGGCCGGGTCCTTGGCGAACCGGCCCTCGGCGTAGGGACGCAGCAGATCGAGATAATCCTCGTCGGCGATCTTTTCGACTTCGTGGATGTAGCGAAGCGTCGAGTTCGGATCGACCCGCACCTTCCCTTCCTTAGCCGCCCGGAATACCTTGTTGTAAAACGGCTCTTCCTCGCCGCACACCCCGTTGGGGTGATAATCGAGCGAGAGTTTGTCCTGTCCCAGGAACTTGAAGGCCTGGCCTTTGTCGATGCCGTAGACGCGACCGTCTCGGGCACGGATGAACTGCTTGGAATGTCCGTCGTGGTTGGCGATCAGCCAGTCGACCACATGCTCGCGCTGGATCTGTTCCAGTTCGATGGTGGTCAGATCCTGCGGCAGGATATTGCGAAAATCGAAGTCGTCCCGCAGATCGGTGCGCCATTTCTGGATGGAGCCGGTGCGGCCGTTCAACTGGATGGTCCGGACCTCGATGGCGTGGGGATCGAGCAGACGGCCGATCTTGTAGGCGGCTTCCTCACCGAAGGCGATGAACTCGTCGTCCTTGCGGCCATTGGGTTTGAACAGCCATTTGTCGCCGTTTTCGTCGGTCCAGAACTCCTTTTCGTGTGCGCCACCGACAGCGGCCTTGCCGGATTTCTTGAATTTTGACGGCAGTCCCTTCCGCTGCCATGCGGAATCGACGTCTGAGAACTCCGCACCTTTCTTGCCGATCTTGGCCTCGGGCGGCTTGACCGGACTCGGCGGCTCCTTTTTCGGAGTGATGGGCTTGGCTTGCGCGGCTTTCTTCTTGCCACCATGTTTTTCGGCCCAGGCGGCGTGTTTGGCGTCGATGCTCTCCTGAACCGCTTTGATTTTCGCGGGATCGGTCTCGGTAAAGAGCGTGGTCAGCTCATCCTTGTTGGCCCATTGCCAATACTGGACCTTGGTCTCCTTAGCGAGTGTCTTGAGCTCGGCCGATTTCAGCTTTCCGATCTGGTCCTGGAAGAGCTGTTTCTTGAAGGCGATTTCCTTGCTGTGGGCCGCGAGCAGCTCCTGGGGCAGATCGGTGCCGCTGGAAACAGTCTTTTCCGCCTTGGTAATCGTGTCGAGGAAATCCTTGTAGCCGGTCGGCGAGTCGGGAACGACCACTGCCTTTGCGGCGTCTTCGAGGGCCGTTTTCTGTTTCTGGATCAGCTTCTGCTTGGCGTCAGAGACCGCCTTTTGC